AATCGAGAAGGGCAATATTTACGCTAAGACTTCAGAAAACGGAACAGCTTTAACTAATGAGGAATCACAAAGTTTAAGGGAAGAAATTTTAAACACTAGTCAATATTACGCTGAACGAATGATAGACTACATATGTAATAACTCTACTTTATTTCCTGAATACACGACTAACAGCGGTGCAGACGTAGATCCTTCACATAATGCTTACTTTAACGGACTACACTTATAATGAGTAAAGAAAAGAAACACTACAAAACAAAACAAATTAATATAATTAAATTAAAATCCTACTTGGATACAAAACCAAAGACAAATGAAAGAAGTAACCGATACATTACAAGTAGGACTAGCTAATAGTGCAGCAATAGTATTCAGTATAGCACAAGTAAACCAAATACTTACACTAGTCAGTTTAACACTAGCAATATCTTATACAATATATAAATTCGTAAAATTTGAAGACAGACAACAAGATTAATCTATTATTAGTACGGGAAGACTTCACAGATAAGTCTACTATAGGTACTCTTTATATAAACGGCGATAGGATATGCGACACACTAGAAAACCCTTACTTAGATAATAAACCTAATATAAGTTCAATTCCTTTAGGAGAATATTCGGTACGTCTTAGACTAGCTAGAGAATCAGCTTCAAGAGATTATTTACACCTATTAGTACAGTCAGTTCCTTATAGAAAGTACATTCTTTTCCACGTTGGGAACTACCCTACACAGACAAAAGGCTGTATTTTAGTAGGCTTGACTAGAGGTAATAACTTTGTTAAGAACTCTAAGGACGCTATGTCGTTTCTTATGGAAGAAATTGTTACTTTAGGCGGCGAAAACATTAATTTAATAATTAAAAACAAAAATCATGAAAAAGTTTTTCCAGAAGTACCTAATCGGTCAGATGTTAAAATCAAAGAAGTTTTGGTATGCAATCAGTTCAGTAGTAGTTCCTGCTTTAGTAACTTACTTAGGCGTGGACTCCGATACTGCAAGAGAGTTGTATCATGCTATTTTAGTTCTAATTGTAGGGCAGGGGATTGCAGACGTTGCAAAGAAGTAATAGATACAGATTAAACCCTGAAGAGATAGCCACCATAAACAAAATGAGAGGTTCAAAGGTAATTAGAAACATTCTAGTTATTGGAGATTTACACGAACCTTTTTGTTTAGACGGCTATCTTGAGTTTTGCCAAGAACAATATATTGAACATAATTGTAACCAAGTTATATTTATAGGAGATATTATTGACGCACATGGCTTTTCATACCACGAACCTGATCCTGATGGAATGTCAGCAGGACTAGAGCTTAAAACGGCTATAAGAAAAATAGCTAAATGGTATGAAGCTTTCCCTAATGCAGATGTTTTAATAGGAAATCACGACCGTATGGCTAGTAGAAAAGCTATGACTGGTGGTATTCCTGCTGCTTGGATAAGGTCTTACAATGAAGTCTTAAACACTCCTAACTGGAATTGGTGTGAATCAATTGTATATGATGGAGTACTATATGAGCATGGAGAAGGTGGACAAGCAGCAGCAAAGGCTAAGAATAACTTAATGTCTTCTGTTTGTGGTCATACTCATACACTAGCTTATGTTCAATGGTTCGTAGGTAAACGCTTTAGAATCTTTGGAATGCAAATCGGTTGCGGAGTAGATTCAACGACTTATGCAGCAGCATACGCTAAGAATTTCAAGAAGCAAGCAATCGGTTGCGGAGTAGTTCTGAATGACGGAACTTTACCTATCAGCCTATTGATGGATTTGTAGGGCTACCGTTTGCGTTCTAAGACACTTTAACCACATTTTAATACTAACATACTAGACAGGACTTAAAACCTCTTGTTTAGTATTTTAGTATAATTCCCATTTTGGTAACTTATATTGTTAATAACTTTGTAAATAAACTTGTTAATAATTGTGTGAGTAACTATTTTATTGTATGTTTGCACCATAATTAATAACAAAAACTTACACAATGAAAAACTATATTACAAAATCAGAATTAGACAAAACAAAAACTTACGATTCATATGTTGATGTTGCGGTAAAAACAGAAAATGGGAACGCTAGATTTATGGAAAAGTTACCTGCTAAAAAAACAGATATGATTAGTGTTGTAAATATGATGTCAGAAAGAAAAGATGGAAAAGTTATTAATATTGAAGTTTTAAAAACTACATATTCATTAAAGGCAAAATGGAATAACTAATAACAAGGGGGTGTAAAAACCCCCACTTTAAATACAACTATGAAAAGAATAATTTGGACAATAATCGGAATGGCTGGAATGTTTGGCTGCCTATATATACTACTTGCGTCTATTACGCTTTTAGAACTTTTTTTAGGATTAAGATAATGAATCAATACAAACTAACAAACAGAATTTCAGGTGATACTGAAAACCTGAACCAAAAACAACTTGAAAATAGGATAAGGAAATCAAAAGGGAACTTTGCCTTTATTTACTCTAAGGAACTTCTAAGCCCTACACCTATACAAGATTATATGAATGAAGATAGACTAAGCATTTTAGACGTTATGTTTATTACTTTATCTACATTTGCAATTGCAATAGCTACTTTTTTACTAATCAATTCAATTATATAAAATGGAATTACTTAAAACAATCAAAGTTAGTGAGGTGGTAAACAATATTACTACTTCAGTATTAGATGGAACTATAAACCCTTTAGAAGCTATTGTAAGCCTTAAAAAGCTAGAAGAGATAGTAAAGCAAGCAAAGTTAAGAATAAACGAATCAGTCATATCAGAATCTGCTAAGTATGGTAAGACTTATGTTTATGGAGATGCTGAAATAACTAACAAGGCTAGTGCAGGTCGTTACGACTATTCTAACATAGTTGAAATAGTATCTAAGGAATTAGAGTTGAAAGCTTTAAAAGACAAACACAAGGCAGCATTAAAAGTAGATGTAATTGACTTAGATACTGGCGAACTAATACAAGCACCAATTTACAAAGGAGGTAAAGAGATTATCTCTATCAAATTAAATAAAGAATAAAAATGAAAACAGAAACAAATCAGGACTATTTAATAGCTATACAAAGCGAATTAAAAGCACCTAAGAAACAATTTAATAGTTTTGGTAAGTATAACTACCGAAGTGCTGAAGATATCTTAGAAGCCGTTAAACCACTTTTAAATAAATATGGTTGTACTTTAACAATTACAGAAAATACTGAAGAGATAGGAGGTTTTTTAGTTTTAAATTCTAGGGCAACTATATCAGATGGAACTTTTGCAATATCTGTAGAAGCACAAGCAGGAATAAATCCTAATCGTAAAGGAATGGATATAGCTCAGTCATTCGGTTCTAGTAGTTCTTATGCTAAAAAGTATGCACTTGGTAACTTGTTCTTATTAGATGACACTAAAGACGCTGATACCAACGCTGTAAACGAACCAATAGCAAAGACTACTCAAAAGATTAAGATGAATGTAAGGGTTTTAGAGAACCTACTTAAAGGTATTGCTGACGGAAAAGGAAAAGAAGTAAAAGAATCAATGACCAAGTACGATATGACTAAGGAGCAGGAAAAGACTTTAACAGTAATGATTAACACAACTAAATAAATTAACCGAGAAAAGACCTACTCACTAATCATAGGCGAAATAAAATGGAAGTAACAGGAACAGTAACAAAAATAGTGCCAGCTGAAACAGGAGTAAGCAAAGCAGGTAAAGAATGGAAGAAACAAGTTATCGTAGTAGATACAGGAGCAGACTACAACCCTGAGATAGCAGTTCAAGCTTTCGGAGATGAAAAGATAAACGACTTGAATAAGTTAGCAGTAGGCGATCAAGTTAAAATCTTATGCAATGTATCGTCTAGGGAGTACAACGGAAGATACTTTCATAACATAGATGGTTATCACTTCACTAAGAATACAAGAACAGAAGATCCTGTAGTAGTAGGTGAATCAGACGATTTACCATTCTAAGATGAATAAAGAACTTAAATTTCAAAACTTGTGTAACCTTACTACTTCGGTATTAGGGTTGCACAAAGGTTCTTTAGCTGAAAAGAGTAGGCGACAAGAACT